TATTTTGCCATAGCCCTTTTAGGTTGAGCCATAGCACCAATAATTTCACTTGCCATCAATGGCTTATCATTTATTTCCATTTTGTATTTGCTCCTTTTGCAATCAACATAGCATCTCCTGCAATAACGTCTGTCATGCCATAACTAGCCACAAAGTGCATAGTAGCAGGTTGATTAACTTCCTTACCTTTAAGCTTACCTTCTTCATCAATAAGCAAAGTATCTCCATTATTCAAACGTACACACTCAACCCAACCACCAACAAACTTTTGAGCATCCTCTAAAGTTGGCTGATCTTTTTTATCCCATATAATTTTAAACTTCATCTACTTGCTCCCATTATGATAGTTCATAATAGTTGTATATGGTATTCATTACATACAAGTCAAGTACAAAATTAATTTTTTTATAAATCACTTAAAATATTTTTAGAAAATAAATGTGTAGGATTTCTTCTGACTCGACCAAAATCCTGTTCTTGTGCAGCTCTGGGATCGTCCTCGAATAATTGTTCGGACTCATCTTGACCTTTGCGTTGTTTTTTCTTGCCTTCTTTTAGCAATTTTTTGGTTAAAGCACGAAGCTCATTGTAGTTTTGTGAGGCTGATTTACTCTTACCAGCCATCAGACATTATCTGTAGCTGTTGTTGCTTCGTACTCTCCAGTTGACATTACACCTTCTGTTGTACCAAGCCATTTACGACCACCAGAAGCAGTAAAAGAATACTTTCCGATACGTGCTTCTTGTATAAGTTCCCGAACAATTCCGTCAATGCTTCGTTGTGTCAAGTTGTTCAAGACCTGTGGTGCATCACGATCTGACGTTAATCTTTGCATAATAGCATCTGCTCCTGACTGTTGAGTCAAAGCTCTACCCTCCCGTTCACAGGTTGCAATCCAAGCATACAGGGCATCTTTCTTAATCTGACGATTACTTCCAGAATGTAATCTTTTAATCTCTTCAGTTCTATCCTCCAGTAATCCAGAAAAACTATCTCTAATGAAGTTCCTAATATCTCTGTTTGCAGGTCCGTTTGATTTGACTACTGCTCCATCAAAGCATTTATTTCTTTGATATTCAACACCTATATCCATACAACGTCTACGACCAGTAGCTTCATCGACTTGCCACAGTGCAAAAGCACACCTCACACCATCTACCAATGCTGACGTACCTCTGATAAGTAACCTTGCTTGTTCAGGAGTATTTATAATCGTATCATCCTTAATCTTAGTCATATGGTGACACATAACTACAGAAGCTCCAGTCTCAGTTCCTATCTGTGCCAAAAGACCAGTCAAGGCAGCTCCTGCTGCTGGATCAGCATTAACATCTGCATGAACAAATGATGCCAAAGGATCAAAGATAATCAGCTTTAAATCATTCATTTGCAGAATTTGTTCGTAAAGTTTATCAAATTCATCACTGGTGCTGTATCCATCTCTTGTGTCCTGAAGTATTGGAAATACACCACCTACGTTAGGTAATGAGACCACACGAAGCTCATGCTGGTACGAAAATCTCAAATTGTTCGGATCCAGACGTTCAATTCTCCTGTGCATTTCTGACTCATCATCCTCTGCTGTAAAGATCACAACATTGCCAAATTCACCTATTGTACTACCAAAACTCTCTGCTAAAGGCTGACCCGAAGCTACTTTCATGCCAAGATCAAGTGTCATCATACCTTTACCTGCATCACCTGCTGCAGAAAATATAATCGGTACAGCCAATGGAAATGTGCCATCGACTAAGAACTTTTGTTCGGGTGCTTTTCCGTCAAACCTGCTGACCAGTAAACTATCGTCCAGTAAATTTATGTTACGTTTAGTATGCTTGACTGTTGTGTTTAGGAAGTGCTGTACATCAAAGCTTTCAGATATAGCATCAACTGCATCCCAACCTTCTGGTTTACCTCGTGGTGGAGTTAATGTTGTAACAGATTTGGCTCCTGCATTTAGTGCCAGTTCTTGCACCAGTTCAGCAACCTTACGACCTGCATTGTCATTGTCACCCCATATAATTAATTCTTTGTCCTGCAAAGGACTAAAGTCAAAACGACTGGCTGACTTACGAGATAACATTCCTGCACCACCCATAGTACAGGTTGTTGTGTATCCTAATTCATTAAGTGCATCAGCACATTTCTCACCCTCTACCCATATAACTTTCTCAGAAGCAATTATGTTTGGTATATTATACAAAGGTCTTACATCAGGTATCTTTGGATAAGGTGAGTCTGTAAACTGCCTAAACTCTTTCTTTGGCTTACCATGACTGTCCATAACAGGATTACCTGCATTGTCTTTCATGTTGTATCTTCTGACACGACACAGGATTTCACCATCACCAGACAGGTATAAATGTTCGGAGTCAAATGGTGTATTGACATCAATAGCTCTTTTAAATGTCACACTCAGTTCTTGTGGTATATCTTGATCAACTGGTGGAGGAGCATTATTATCCAGATAATTTCCGAACAATTCTTTGATTTCAGGAAGGCGCATACCTCTACCTTCCATCAATATCTTTACAATACCACCAACACCTTGTGATCCGTTGAAATCCGATCCCTTCATAAAGTAAGGTGATCTAGGATTTATGTCTATCTTTAATGATTTGCCAGATTCTCCGTCTAGTGACCCAATTGTAAACACGTCACCCCGAACAATTCCTTGTGGATAAGTATCTCTTAAAGTACTTATCTGGACACTGGCTGGGACTTTCTGACTAATTAGATCAACTAGTTCATTGGCTGACATATCCCTATTCTTATTGCCAATTTTTATAATGTTCATTATACTACCCCTGCTTCATTGGCTGAAGTGTATGAGGGGGATGCTACCTTCTCCCTCATATTTAAACACTCCAACAACTATCTTGAAACTCACAAAACTTACAAGCAAAATAATCACGAGACTGTGCTAATCTTGGCAACATCTCATTTGCTTTTGTGGCTTCTAATATTAATACAGCCTTATCACTAACCTCTTGTGCCAAAGCTTTGTTAAAAGGTATAAGCTCATAATATATCTCACTTGTATTTTTATTTAATACTGTGAACAAACACGGATTGTCTGTTAATTGCATATAAGCTTGATACAAAGCAACCTGTGCTGCATACACAGGATTTGCTATTGATACACCTTTTGTTTGAAACTCTTTAAACTTTTTATCATTGGCTGACTTGCATTCCCATAACATAGGATACTGTGTTTCCAAAGGTCCGTTACATATAACACCATCTATATGACCTTTGACTTCACCTTCTGCTATACTGAAACCAAATTGTTCGCCATTTTTGTCCTCCACTCGTAAATCAAAACCAGCTTGTCTAAGCCACCCAGCCACACTAAATTCTATCTCGTGACCAAACTGAAATATACGTAAGGTCTTGGCATCAAAATCCCGATTGTCATCAATCGGCTGACCCATGTAACGATATTGTATCTTACGAGAACAGGAATCTCCTAAAGTAGAAGCACCAATGTAAGTTCTTTTCTTGACCTTTTTGTTCCGATCAACAATAGCTTTATCTATTATATTTGATATTTCTTGCTCTAACATCTTAAAAGGGTATTTCGTCATCTTCGAGTATGTTTGAGTTTGGATTAAGGTCGAGAACGCCACTGCTGACTCCATTAGCTGATTGAATGGCATCAATTATGGCAAGAGCATCGTCCTGTGTCAAATGTAGCAATTTTTTATCCCAACCTATTTTTGCAAATTGTTCGGAAAGTTTTTTTAGTGTACTGTGTCTGTTCCCAGAGCTAGGTTCGTCCATCTTTTATCTCCTTCTTCCATTACTATAAAATCAAAATAATGACTGGTTCCTAAAAACTCAGCCACTATAGTGCCACCTAACAACTCATCTTCTATGTCTTCAATAGCTTTCTCAATATATGTATCAATGTGATCTAAGACATGATCGTTATCTTGATCTAAAAAAATTGGTATCACTATTTTACCTTCACGAACATACTCTTCACTACTTTTAGACTTCATATTGAGTTGATAATTCACGTTAATTTTTGCCATTTTTTGTGCCTTGATCAGCTTGACTTTTACCCTCTGCCCACAAAGCAGCGAATCCAATCACATCTATGGGATTGTCCATATGTTTTATTTTCTTTTCGGCATTATTTCTATCTCTTACTAATTTCCCAACTATAAAAAACTTGTACATATCTTCAAATGTAAGATCTGATTTTAATTTATGTGCAAGCAATACGTTCATAATTTTAGCCATAGATTCATGTGTTTCAAAAGCATCTCCATATGTTCTTGCTCTTGATCCATTAATCAACTCTTCAGCTTTTTTTAATGCTTCACTACGCTCCATTCTCATCTCCTTCGTAATAATCTAAAACCTTGCCATCTATTTGTTTCTTGTTCCACAAATAATTCAACCAGCACGCCGCTTTATATTTACTAAAACTTAGATCCAATTGACTTACGATCTTGTTCTCTCTTGCCAAAGCTTCT